TAAGAGGAGTATGTCTAGTTATGCGTTCCGTCAAGAATTTATGGCATCGTTTGAAGCTCGTGGGTCAGAAATGTTTAGAGAAGATTGGATTCGGGTCGAAGCTGATAAAGATCCCACCGGAGACTACTACATCGCAATCGACCTCGCCGGCTTCGAAGAAGTCAACAAAAAGCGCACCAAAAACCAAAAGCTCGACGAAACGGCAATCGCCGTCGTCAACGTCTCGGAAGAAGGCTGGTACGTCGAAAACATCATCCACGGCAGGTGGACGCTCGACGAAACCGCGATCAAAATCTTCCAAGCGGTAAGGGACTACAAACCTGTGTCAGTGGGTATTGAAAGGGGCATAGCCAAACAAGCGGTTATGTCTCCTTTAACTGACCTACAAAAGAAATACGGCACGTTTTTTCGGGTGCAAGAACTAACCCACGGCAATAAAAAGAAGACCGATCGGGTGATGTGGGCGCTACAGGGTCGTTTTGAAAATGGCTATGTCACATTAAACAAGGGCGATTGGAACGTAAGATTCCTTGACCAACTGTTTCAATTCCCTGATCCTTTGACCCATGACGACTTAGTGGACGCTTTGGCGTACATTGACCAATTGGCTCAAGTAGCTTATGACTACGAATACGAAATAGACGACCACGACATCTTAGACATAGTGGCGGGATACTAATATGGACGAGATATACGAGCAGGATCCTTTGATGGTTGAACAATCCGTAGAGGATTGGGTGATAACAAAGTGCGAAAACTGGCGGGATTACTATGAATCTAACTATGAAGCGCGTTTTGAAGAATACTATCGGCTTTGGCGTGGGATTTGGGATCCTGCTGATAGCGAGCGTCGGAGTGAGCGTAGCCGTATTATCTCTCCTGCTTTACAGCAAGCTGTTGAATCCAACGTGGCAGAGCTGGAAGAAGCTACATTCGGTCGAGGAAAGTGGTTTGATGTCTCCGATAATCTAGGTGACACCTCTAGGGAAGACGTTCTTTTCCTAAGAAACAAACTCACCGAAGACTTTGAAGACTGCATGATTCGCAAGTCTGTTGCGGAATGTCTTATCAATGCCGCCGTATTTGGTACAGGCATTGGCGAAATCGTCATTGAAGAAATGAAAGAAATGGCACCTGCTACCCAACCGATTATGGATGGGGATCTTCAGGCCGTAGGTGTTAATGTTCAAGATCGCGTCAAAGTAAAGCTGCGCCCAGTCCTGCCTCAAAACTTCTTGATTGACCCTGTAGCCACTAGTGTTGATGAGGCTATGGGTGTTTGCATTGATGAGTTTGTCAGTAAGCACCAAGTGGAACTTCTTCAAGAGCAAGGCGTATACCGTGATACCTATGTAGGATCTGCGGCTCCTGATACTGACCTCGAACCCGATCAAGACATTACGATCTACAACGATGACAAGGTTCGACTCACTAAATACTACGGCCTCGTTCCTAGAGAGCTTCTTAATGAAGCAATGGATGAGGAAGTTGAAGAAGAAGGCAAGTATGTAGAAGCCGTTATTGTTGTTGCTAACGGCGGCACACTCCTAAAAGCGGAAGCTAACCCGTACATGATGGGCGATAGACCTGTCGTAGCATTCCCGTGGGATGTAGTGCCTGGACGTTTTTGGGGAAGAGGCGTCTGTGAAAAAGGCTATAACAGCCAAAAGGCTTTGGATACAGAACTCAGAGCGCGTATTGATGCACTGAGCTTAACGATTCACCCAATGATGGCGCTTGATGCAACTCGATTGCCACGAGGTGCAAAGCCAGAAGTCCGTCCTGGCAAGATGATTCTTACGAATGGAGATCCCCGTGAAGTACTTCAACCGTTTAACTTTGGTCAGGTTAGCCAGATTACGTTCGCGCAAGCCGGAGCGTTACAACAGATGGTTCAACAAGCCACCGGTGCAGTTGATTCTGCTGGCATCGCTGGACAAGTTAATGGGGAGTCAACGGCGGCAGGTATTAGTATGTCTCTTGGCGCTCTTATTAAGCGTCATAAGCGCACCCTTATTAACTTCCAACAATCTTTCTTGATTCCATTTGTTAAGAAGGCCGCACATCGGTATATGCAGTTTGATCCTGAGAACTATCCGGTTGCTGACTATAAGTTCAATGCCAGCAGTACACTAGGCATTATTGCTAGGGAATACGAAGTCACTCAGTTGGTACAGTTATTGCAGACTATGGGCAAAGACTCGCCGCTCTACACAACTTTGATTCAATCTGTTGTAGACAACATGAACCTGTCTAACCGTGAAGAACTGTTGGCGGCAATGGCTCAAGCTATGCAACCCAACCCTGAAGCACAGCAAATGGCTATGGCGGCTCAACAAGCACAGTTGCAGTTCCAGCAGTCACAAACTGCGGCTCTATCTGCACAGGCACAAGAGTCTTCGGCTAGAGCGCAGAAGCTTGCGGCTGAAGCGGCGGTCGTACCGCAAGAGCTTGAGATTGACAGAATCAACGCTGTTACACGAAACTTGCGTGAAGGCGACCAAGACGACAAAGAGTTTGAGCGTCGTATGCAGGTTGCTGATCGCTTAATCAAAGAGAAACAAATCCAAGGAAAAGAGAATGCTAACCGACAGAGAATTTCAAATGCTACTGAACAGGCTCAACGCCCAAATGGAGCCGCTCCGACGCCAAGTCCAAGAACTCCAGTCCAAGGTGGAGGCTTTAACCAATGAGCAACAGGGATCCCCGACTCGAACGCGTAGGCGTAAGCGGGTACAACAAGCCGAAGAGAACCCCCAACCATCCCACTAAATCGCACGTTGTCGTTGCAAAGTGTGAAGATGGCTCGATTAGAACAATTCGTTTTGGTCAACAGGGTGTAAGCGGGGCTGGTAAAAATCCTAAAACCGCTAAAGAAAAGGCTAGACGTAAATCATTCAAGGCTCGTCATGCAAAGAACATTGCAAAAGGTAAGTGTTCTGCCGCATATTGGGCTAACAAAGTTAAGTGGTGACGATATGAAAGTACCAGCACCTAAAGGGTATCACTGGATGAAATCCGGTAAAGAGTATAAGTTAATGAAAGATCCTTCGGGTGGTTATAAGCCACACAAAGGAGCATCTAAGTCAGCAAACTTTGCAGTTCAAAAAGTACATGGAGGCAAGAAATGAAAGACAAAGACCACACGGTTAGTTACACACCTCTTGAGTATTACTCTATGTGCGAATCGTCTAAGCGTCGTATTAAGGAAATGCAAGATCAAGGCATTCCTACTAAGTACGATGCAAAAGATAAGCCAGAAGATGTTGGCAAGATGGAATCGTTTACTGTAATGATGTTTGGTAAATAAACTAAGGAGAATGTTATGCCATATCATGGATCTATGAAGCCTAAGAAGAAAAAAGTAAAAAAGCCAAAGGGTAAGTAGTCATGCCTCGTAAGCGCTCAACGGGTGGTGCAAGTCGCCCTAAGAAAAAGTCTTCGCCAGTGCCTAAAAACAAAGCACTGTATGCTCGCGTTAAGGCTGAAGCCAAAAAGAAATACAAGGTTTGGCCTAGTGCTTATGCTTCTGGCTGGTTAACTAAAGAGTATCAGCGTAGAGGCGGCACCTATGCCTAGGCGTGTTTCTACTGGTGGCGCTCGTAGACCAAAAAAAAAGAAGCCTTCGGGTGGATTGACTAAATGGTTTAAAGAAGAGTGGATTGACGTTAAGACGGGTAAGCCTTGCGGTCGCAGGTCGGCTACTAATAGTAATCGTCCTTACCCTTCGTGTCGCCCAAAAGCAGTAGCGGCCAAGATGACTAAGGCTGAAAAAGCATCATCAGCTAGACGTAAGACAGGGCCAAAGCGTGTAGCCCATGCTGTAACAGCATCAGGCAGGCGTAGAAAAACTACGAGAAATGCCTGACATTTTTTAAAAAGCGTGCTACAAGGCACATAATCAACTAAAGAGAGATAGGAATATGACACCTGAACTTGAGGAGTACTTTACTAACTACAATGAATTGTTTAACCATGCTGGGTTTAAGCAGTTGATAGAAGAGATAGCTAACAACGCAAGACAGTTAGCAGACCTTCAAACAGTTAAAGATCAGGAGGAGTTGTTCTATCGCAAAGGCCAGGTTGCCGCTCTAGCTACAGTAATCAACTTAGAAGCAACGATTACTGCGGCGCGAGACCAAGCCGAAGCGGAAGGACAAGAAGAGTTAGATGTATAAGATATATGACTTCCGTTGTGAAAACGGTCATGTATTTGAAGAGATGGTAAGCAAAGGCGTTACAACCAGTAGGTGCGGTTGTGGTGCCAATGCTACTAAAATGCTGTCAGCGCCTAAGTGCGTACTCGATGGTCATAGTGGGGACTTTCCAGGTCGCCATATGAAGTGGGTACGGGAACATGAAGAAGGTGGCAGAAAACGTAAATCTCCAAACGGAGTTTAATTATGTCTAGAGCAACGATTGTTGATCCGCACCTCGAAGAAGAGGGCAATGCGGAAAACATCGAAAACGAAGCCGAAGAGACTCAGCAAGCTGAAGCCGTTGAGCAGACTCAAGACGCGGTAGAGACCGACACTGACGACGATATTCCAGAGCAATACCGAGGTAAATCTCTGAAAGAAGTTGTTCAGATGCACCAAGAAGTTGAAAAGGTGATGAGTCGGCACTCTAACGAAGTCGGGGAGCTTCGTAAGATAGTGGATGAGTACATTACGACTCAAACACCATCGCCAGCACCTCAACAGAATGTTGAGCCTGAAAGCGATATTGATTATTTTACGGATCCTCAAGGGGCTGTTAATAGGGCAATTGAGAACCATCCTAAGATTAGGGAAGCTGAAAAATACACTGAGGACTATAGGAAACAAGCGGCGTTAGCATCCTTGGGCAACAAGCACCCAGATATGCAAACAATTCTTAAGGATCCTAAGTTTGCAGAGTGGATATCAGCCTCAAAGATTAGGACTCAATTATTTGTAGAAGCCGACCAACAGTATAATGCTGACGCGGCTGATGAACTCTTTTCTCTCTGGAAAGAAAGAAAGGTAGTTGCTCAGCAAACCGCTAATGTTGAAAAACAGGTGCGTAAGCAACAACTACGGGCGGCTAATACAGGTAAAGCTCAAGGCAGTGCAGAGTCAACCGCAAGAAAACAATATCGCAGGGCCGACATCATTAAACTGATGAAAACTGACCCCGAGCGTTACCAAGCCCTGTCAGGTGAAATCCTTCAGGCATACGCAGAGGGTCGAGTCAAATAATCCTATAGGAGATTGACATGGCTACTGCAACTTATCCAGGCGCGGCTGGTAATACCGCGAAGACAGAAGCGGCAACGTTTATTCCAGAGATCTGGAGTGATGAAATCATCGCCGCTTATCAAAAGAACCTGAAGATGGCTCCGCTTGTTAAAAAGCTTGCCATGACAGGTAAAAAAGGCGACAAGCTTCACATTCCAAAGCCTACTCGTGGCGATGCGAATGCTAAAGCGGCTGACACTGCGGTTACTATCATCGCAAACACCGAAAGCGAATTGACAGTTGATATCGACCGTCACTTCGAGTACTCACGTCTTATTGAAGACATCGTAGAAGTTCAGGCTCTTTCTAGCCTTCGTCAGTTCTACACTGAAGATGCGGGTTACGCGCTTTCAGTGCAGGTTGACAATGATCTTCACGCGGCGGGTACAGGCTTTGGTGACGGCGGTTCTGTCGTATTCAGCCCAGCGGCTACTGACTATCAGCACACTGGTTGCTTCTTTAATGACAACGGTACTACTACTCAGTACACCGATGACACTATGGTAGCGGCTGACGTATTTACTGATGCTTTCTTCCGCGACATGATCCAGAAGCTCGATGACAACAACGTACCTATGGATGGACGTTCGCTCGTTATTCCTCCTTCTGTCCGCAACACCATCATGGGTATTGACCGATACGTGTCTTCTGACTTCGTAACTGGTCAAGCTGTGAACTCCGGTCTTATCGGAAACTTGTACGGTGTAGACATCTATGTTTCAGCTAACTGCCGAACTATCGAAGCGGCGGCTGACAACACTGCGTCTTCTATCGATACTCGTGCGGCTCTTTTGTTCCACACTGACGCTATCGTCATGGCAGAACAGCAGGCTGTGCGTTCACAGACTCAGTACAAGCAGGAATACCTCTCAACTCTGTACACGGCTGACTGCCTGTACGGTGTTCAGGTATACCGTCCTGAAGCTGGTTTCGTACTCGCAATCGCTGAGTAATGATACCTGGCCCCCTTCGGGGGGCTTTTCTTCTTCTATCTGCTATAGGAACCTCAGATGTCTAACTACACTAAGACCACAGACTTTGAAGCTAAAGACTCGTTGCCAACGGGTGACTCGGGAAAAATCATTCGGGGTTCTGAATTTGAAACCGAGTTCGATGCAATTTCCACAGCTATTGCAACCAAAGCAGATACTGCAGGGCCTACGTTTACCGGAACCCTGACCTTTGAAACTATTTCTGATGGAACTATTGGTGTCACTGCATTCGTTGACGAAGACGACATGACGTCTAACAGTGCAACTCTGGTTCCCACACAGCAGTCCGTAAAAGCTTACGTTGACTCACAAGTCACTGCACAAGACTTAGATGTCACTACTGACTCAGGCACGATTGCTATTGATCTTGATTCTGAAACACTGACCGTTTCCGGTGGTGAAGGTATTGACACATCTGCTACTGGCAATGCAATTACGATTGCGGCAGAAGATGCTTCTACATCTAACAAAGGCGTAGCTTCATTTGACTCAGCAGACTTCACAGTAACGTCTGGCGCTGTATCACTAGCGACAACTTCTACTGCGGCTGAACTTAATATTCTTGATGGTGCTACGGTTACTACCGCAGAACTCAATATTCTAGACGGTGTTACCTCAACCACTGCTGAACTTAATATCTTGGATGGCGTTACTGCCACGGCCACAGAGATTAACCTGTTAGATGGTGTCACAGCTACTACGGCTGAGTTGAACATCCTTGATGGCGTAACGTCTACAGCGGCAGAACTAAATATCCTTGATGGTGTAACCGCTACGGCTACCGAACTAAACATCCTCGATGGAGTGACTGCGACTACCGCAGAGCTAAACATCATGGACGGTGTTACGGCTACTGCTACAGAGCTTAATCTTCTAGACGGTATTACAGGCATCCTTGATGAAGACAACATGGCTAGTAACAGTGCTACGGCATTGGCTACTCAGCAGTCAATTAAGGCGTATGTCGATTCTCAGGTTGCTACGGCTGATGCACTGTCTGAGGTTCTTGGTAACGGTAACACTACTGGCGGTACAGACATTGCTGTAGGCACGGGTGATGACATTACCTTTGCTGACAACTCTAAGGCTATCTTCGGCGCTGGCTCTGACCTACAGATTTACCACGATGGGTCTAATAGCATTATCACAGACCAAGGCACTGGAAATCTAAAAATAAACGCTAGTAGTTTTGAGGTTAACAACTTCAACGATACCGCAAACATTATTGACGGTAACGCAGGCGGTGCAGTAAGGCTGTACCATGCAAATAGCCAAAAGCTTACCACAACCTCCACAGGCATCGACGTAACAGGCACAGTGACTGCTGATGGTTTAGACAGTAGTGACAACATTACAATTACAAAAAACTCTAGCTCTGCTCCAGCTTCATTAACTCTGGATTGTTCAGATACAGCAATTATTTCAGATCAGGTTTTTGGTGTTATTAACTTTGAGCATAGTGATGCCAATAATCCCGGTGTAGCGGCAAAAATACAATCTGTTTCTGACTTTAACACTGGTGTCGCAAGGCTTGAGTTCTTTACTGGTTCGCCAAGTTCATTAACCAAGGCGATGCAAATAAAAAACACAGGCGACATCAGCTTCTACGAAGACACAGGTACGACTGCGAAGTTGTTCTGGGATGCTTCTGCAGAAAAATTAGGTTTAGGTACTACTAGTCCAGCTAGAGAGGTTCATGTAACTACAGCAGGACAAAATGGGGTTCGACTAACCTCTACTGCTTTTGGCGCAGACTTTGGCTTGCTAAGTAGCGTCGGCGGCAATAATGGGTTCGGCATATACGACTACAACGCTACAACGTACAGATTTAATATAGATTCTAGTGGCAACGTAGGTATAGGCACTAGCAGTCCAGCAAACAAACTTCATGTAAATTCAGGAACAACAGATACAGTTGCTAAATTTCAAAGTTCAGACCAATTTGCAGACTTAGAACTTACAGATAGTGGCGGTACTTCTTTTATTCGCCAATCTAATGGCTCTTTAATCTTAGAAGCAGATAGAGCTAATGCTTCTGCTGGTTCAGCCGCAATAATTAAAGTTGATGGCTCAGAAGCCTTGCGCATCACCGCTAGTGGCGGCTTGCTGGTTGGTAAGACTTCCTCCTCAACAAGCACCGCAGGCTTTGAAGCAAGAGCTAATGGTCAGACTGTTGCAACTTTTGATGGTGGAACCGCTTTTATTGCTAATCGCAAAACATCGGATGGCGATGTTATAAAGGTTATGAAAGATGGTTCAACAGTCGGTAGTATTGGTACTGCTGGCGGTGAATTATTTATTTCACATGATGGCACGACAGATACAGGTTTACGCTTCAGAGGTAATGGGGACATTATACCAGCGGTAGCTGGTGGCTCTGGAGACACAAATGGGACACAGAATTTAGGTGCGGCGGCGTATACATTCAAAAACCTCTACCTGTCAGGCGACACTTTTGTTGGTGAAGCTTCAACAATCGGTGCTGGTGAAACTGGTGTTACTGTACGAGGATTAGGTCAAATTCGTATTGGGCGGTCAGGCACATCATCTGTGACGTTAGCCAGCTTTAACAACAATAACGGAGAAGTAGGTACAATCGTAACTAATGGGTCTGCTACTGCTTATAACACCTCTTCAGATCACCGCCTAAAGGAAAACGTAGTAGCCATGACAGGCGCTACAGCACGACTTAAGCAGTTAGCGCCTAAGCGATTTAACTTCATTGCTGATGCTGATACAACTGTTGATGGCTTCTTGGCGCACGAGGTGCAGTCTGTTGTACCAGAAGCAATCACAGGAACACACAATGAGGTTGATAGCGACGGCAATGCTGTCTACCAAGGTATTGACCAGAGCAAACTTGTGCCGTTACTTGTGGCAACAATCCAAGAACTTGAGGCTAGAATAGCCGCACTTGAATCTAACTAAGGAGTTAAACAATGGCTACATGGACTATAGCTAACCTTGAGCGCAACGTAACAGACGGCGGTGTAACCGTTGCCCACTGGCGTGTTACTGAAGTAGACGGAGATTACTCTGCTTCTGCATACGGCACTGTAGGCTTTACACCTGACGCTTCTGCTGATGACTTTGTTGCTTACAACGACCTAACAGAAGAAGTTGTTCTTGGTTGGGTACACGCAGAAGTAGACCAGAGCGCTACTGAAGCATCACTGACAGCAAACATTGCAGAGCAGAAGACACCGACCTCTGCTGATGGTATGCCTTGGTAAAAACTCTTGTTCTGGTTCTAGTGTTAGAAGGAGGTACTTCAGCATACATAGGCAGACGAGTCGTTTACCACACAGTATGTGAATACAAAGAACTCTACACAGAATCAGATAAGCGGTATCGGTGGTATGTCCCAGGAATTTATGACTGTCCACCGTATGTGAGATTTAAAGATGATTGATCCGGTAACTGCCATCGCTGGAGCAACTAAAGCCTTTACGATGGTTAAAGCAATGGTAGAAGCCGGAAAGTCTGCTGAAGATACAATGATGCAGATAGGCAAGTGGTACGGTCACGCTTCGGACGTGATGTACGCTGAAAAGAAAGCTAGAAACGTAAATCCTTTTAAACGGGTTGTTTTTAGCGGAAGTGTACAGCAAGAAGCAATGCAGGCATTTGCCGCTAAGAAAAAAATGGAGGCTCAGCAAAAAGAGCTTCTTTCCATAATAGGAATGGTCTATGGAAAGGAAGGATTGCAAGAGTTCCGTGATATGAGAAAGCAGATTGCAAGAGATAGGGCAGATACGATCTATCGACAGCAAGAAGCAAAAGAGCAAATGCTTGCAGGACTTTTAGTTTTGTTAGGAATTGCGATAGTGGTAGGTACAGCAATATTTATAGCGAGCGGTTAAATGACACCAGCGGAAGAGGCATTAAAGCGTATTGAAATACATCAGGCAGAGTGCGAGATCCTTCGTAAGTCTATTGACGATCGGTTAGACCGTATCGAAAAAAGACTAGACGATGGTGGTTTGCAGTTCAAAAGACTTGAGCGAATGATTTTTGCTAATAGCTTACTAATTGTGGGTGTTCTTAAGGGTGTAGAGTATTTTGCATGACAACTTTTGACGATACAGACACCAACAACAATGGCGTTATTGAGCGCGAGGAATGGCACAGGCTAGAACTCGAAGACAAGCGCCGTAAGATGGTTGATGAAGATGCCAAGCGTGATAGTCAGCGCAAGATGGTTTGGTTTGCTTTGTCAGGCATGGTGATGTATCCGGTTGCTGTTGTTACTTGCTCGATTGCTGGGTTTGATACTGCGGCTCAACTACTGCACGACATTGCCAACATTTACTTGGTTTCTGTATCGGCACTTGTTGGTGCTTACTTTGGTTTTAATGCATATGAGGCACGCAAATGATTGAACAGCTAATTGCTCCAGTCACTGGCCTTTTAGATAAGTTTGTTGAAGACAAAGACCAAAAGGCTCGTCTTGCTCACGAAATATCAACCATGGCAGAGCGTCATGCTCAGGAGCTAGCCAGGGCGCAATTAGAAGTAAACAAGGTAGAGGCAGCACATAAGTCGCTTTTTGTTTCAGGGTGGAGACCTGCTGTTGGCTGGTGCTGTGTTCTAGGGATGTTCGGTAACTTTATTTTGATACCCCTAACTAACTTTGTTTTGGCTTTATCCGCAGTTGAAGTTGCTATACCGCTGATTGACTTAGAAACCATGATGCCTGTATTGATGGGTATGTTGGGATTAGGTGCAATGAGAAGTTACGAAAAAACTAAAGGTGTATCGAGGGAAAAGTAATGGCATTACGACCTAAACCAGGAATGCTTACAAGGCAAGAAAAGCCTCTTTCTAAACCTGCGCCTGGCAAAAATACTAAAACAGACCGAGCACCGCCTAAGCCCTTGCCTGATACAAAAGAGTCTGCGCCGACCCCTGCGCCAGAAACAGAAAATGCTACTACCTTTACATTTTTTGAAGGTGCTGAGCGAGGTGATGCTAATCCTAACGCGCTGTATGCAAGAGGTGAGGCCACACAAGTAACAGAAGCTGAACTACGTGAGTACTTTAATGCTCAGGGTTCTGGGATGCTCAGACAAGCCTTCGGCGACTTTGATAACTATCTTGCTTACATGACTGAGCGGGAGCAGTTAATTCAGTCAGGTGACTACGATGTAGGTAATTGGGATGAAGCTACTGGAGCATTGACTGAAGATCAATTAATGATTCTTGGAGGTGATGACCTTACCCAGTACTCCGATACTGATCGGGATGCCTATACAGAAGCGTATGGTCAGCGGATGCAAGAGCAATCAGCCGCATACGATAACTGGGTTAACTCCGAAGCTAATCAAGCACTCTTAGCCAAGTATGGCGTTGGCTCTACCATCTATAACAACGATGGTGATAAATACGAGTGGAACGGCTCTGCCTATGTAAAAACTTACAAAGTAGATGACCACATGAATGTAGGCGACTACATAAAAGCTGGTACTGCTTTATTTGTTTCACTTGTTGGCGCTCCAGCTTGGGCAGAAGCATTAACAGCCGCAGGAGCTACTGCTGGGTCTGCATCTGCTGTAATTGCCAATGCGTCTGCTGGCGCAATTGCTAGTGCCGCAAATCAATTAATTCTTACTGGCGAAGTAGATCTTAGTGATGTTCTTACTGCTGGAGCTATGGCAGGAGCGCAAGAGTTTATTGGCTCTTTGTTTGACTCTAATAATGCAAATCCAGATGAAATTAGAAATCAAGTTCAAGCTGAATACATTACAAAAGCAGATGAGGCTAGAGCCGCAGGCGATTTAGTAATGGCTGACTTTTATGAGCAAGTAGCCAATCAGGTAGGCAATGTAGATATTAGTGATATAACTGATCCTAGCTGGCAAAACGTTATTGTTAATTTGGCGCAACAGACTCCAGAAGCTGTAGAGATAGTTGAACAAGTTAATGAAAATGTTGAAGAAGCAAGAGACGAAGATACAGATAATGTTAACTCTGAATTAGTTAATCAAATACTTGAAAACGTACAATCCGAACCCGACAGACCTCCTCAAGAAGAATCTTTTGAGCCTGAAGAAATAGAGCAAGAAGAACAAGAAGAACCTAATGTTATTGATAATGAGCTAGAAATTCAGCCTCCGACGCTGCCGGTACAAGAAGAAGCAGAGGAGCAAGAAGAAGAATCAGAAGGTGGCGACGCTGGAGCTACACCAGAAACACAACAAGAAGTTCCTCAAGAAGCAGAAGTAGTAAATATTGCCGACGAAAATACTATAGAGGACGAAGACTCTGAATTAGCTGATACCGTTCCTGCGGAAGGTGGGCTGGAAGCAGAAACTGAAGAGGTTATCTCTGAAGAAGCTGTTTCTGAAACGCCCATTGTTGACGCCTTGTTTCCTGAATATGCTGATCCAGCTACAGGGGTTGTTTCGGAAGAGTCTACTCCGCTTGATGAAACTGCAAATGTTTTAGATGAACAACAACAAGAATCAGAATCTGACTTGTCTTCTCAAATAGATGAGTTAGGCACGTCTATTCTTGGCGTAGAAAGAGAAGTAAGTGATGTAGAGCGCAGTCTTACAGAGGCGCTTGAAGCCGCAACACTCAATCAAGCAACTGAACTAAGTGATGCAGAGGCGCGCTTGCTTTCTGAAATTACAGGCATTGAGGCTGACATTCTTCAACAAATGGCAGAATCTGAGGCTGGCTTACAGCAAGAATTGCTTGACGTTGGAACAAACATCAATCAAGTGCGTAGTGACCTTCAGTCTCAAATTCAAACAACACAACAGGAAACAGCAGAAAGTTTAGAGCAAGCATCTGATGAGCGTCGTGATTTACAACAATCAATTATTAGTGTGCAAGGTGATCTTAGTCAGTTAGATGAAAGCACTCGCCAGCAATTTGAAGAGTTTGGCGGTACTGTTAATGATCTGTTTTCTGATGTAAATGTTGATATTGAAGCATTGCAAGAAGGTCAAATTAGTCAGGCTGAAGCACAAGAAGCTTTTGAGTCTAGTGTAACTGAGCAGTTTGGTGAGCTAGGCGGCCAAGTTGCTGGCATTGGTCAAGGTTTAGAAGGTCTTGGTGAAGGCATTGCTGGCATCGGAGAAGGCTTGGGTGCAGGACTTATGGGTCTTGCGGCACAGCAAGCACTGTTGCCAGGTCAAATAGCGGCGGCCACACCTATACAACCCCAAAAGTTTGAGAAGTTCCAGCGAGGTTTAACACGACGTAAGTTGGCTGACCCGTTACGGATTGGAATGTTTACTGGAGGCGCTAGAAGCGTATGACATATTTAAACCTAATGAATAGCGTACTGCGTCGTCTTCGAGAAGAAGAGACCACATCCGTTACAAGCACTACCTACAACAAAATGGTGGGTGACTTTATTAACGATGCTAAGACCTTGGTAGGTCAGGCGGCAGACTGGTCTGCACTTCGGGAAACACTCACGATCTCGACGACTGCTTCGGACAACACCTATTCACTAATAGGTGGTGGCGATAACGTAAAAGTCATGTCAATGCTCAACGATACTCAGAACTGCTTTATGGAGTATCAAACCAAAGATTGGTTTAACGATGCGTTGTACATTGCTAACGCTTCTGAGGGTGCGCCCAAGTACTTTACCTACAACGGTCTAGACGGTAACGGCGATACCCAGATCTTGGTTGGCCCTACACCTGATGGCGTGTACAGCATTCGGGTCGATCTTGTTAAACGGCAAGCAGACCTTTCAGCAAACACTGATTCACTGCTTATTCCTGCTCAACCAGTCATTCACTTGGCGGTAGCGTTACTTGCGCGTGAGCGTGGTGAGACAGGCGGCACATCGACTGCGGAATACTTCCAGATTGCTAACCAGTATCTGTCAGATGCCATAGCAATTGATGCGGCAAAGCACCCAGAAGAGATGGTATTTAGGACGGTTTGATATGGCTCAACAACTGCAAAGCATTAATCTTGTAGCTCCGGCCTTTAAGGGTGTTAACACCGAAGACTCGCCGTTAGCACAAGATCCGTCTTTTGCTGAGATTGCAGATAACGCTGTAATCGACAAGCGAGGACGTATTGCTGCACGTAAGGGCCATAGCGTTCTTACAACTACCAAGACTGTGCTTGGCACTGCCTCTATCCGAGCTATCAAAGAGTTTAGGGATGACGGTGGCAACACCAAAATATTCTCTGTGGGCAACAACAAGATCATTAGCGGTACAACTACGTTAGTTGATGAAACACCTGGCAGTTACACAATTACTGCTGACAACTGGAAGATGGTGACGTTTAACGACAAGATCTATTTTTTCCAGCGTGGGTTTCAGCCGCTTGTATATGACAACGCAGGAGGCTCTGTAATCACGCTTAGTAGCGTTTCTGGTGCGGCTGGCGTTACGAGTGCTATATACGGCAACGAAGTTCTAGCGGCCTATGGTCGGCTCTGGACGGCTGACTTTAGCACTAACAAATCTACTATTTACTGGTCTGATCTGCTTATTGGGCATGACTGGTCTGGTGGTACTAGCGGCAATATTGATATCTCAAAGGTATGGCCTGACGGTTATGACGAGATTGTTGCGCTGGCGGCACACAATGGATTGCTAATTATCTTTGGTAAGCACAGCATCATTGCGTATCAGGGAGCAGAGGCTCCTGCCACCATGTCAATCGCAGACACTGTAGCGGGTGTTGGCTGTGTTGACAGAGATACCGTGCAGTACACCGGCACAGACGTGCTGTTCTTGTCGCATACAGGACTTAAGAGCTTTGGTCGGACAATCCAAGAAAAGTCTTTGCCGATTAGCAGTCTGTCTAACAACATTACGAAAGACATTATTGCCGCACTACAAAACGAAACAGAGTTTTTTAGGTCGGTATATAGCCCAGAAGAAGGTTTCTATCTACTGACCTTCACAGGGCAAGACGTAACGTACTGCTTTGATGTGCGAGGCACATTAGAGAATGGCTCATACCGTGTAACACGCTGGCCTTCTACAGGCTTTACAGCGTATGCCCGATTGGAAAATGGTGACCTACAGATAGGTACAACCAACGGGATTAGCAAGTACACAGGGTATAGCGATAACGCAGAAGGCTATCGTTTTAAGTACTACAGCCCAAGTCTGACCTTTGGCGATAGTTCTCGCATCAAGATTCTTAAGAAGTTAAAGCCCACCCTTGTCGGTGCAAACAGCGCAACCGTATTCCTTAAGTGGGCTTATGACTTCGATACAACTTATTCAACTGCTGAATTTACTGTCGGCACACAAATCACCGGCTTCTACGGTGAAAGCGAATACACAACGGTTGAATTCACGGGTGGTGAGCTTACAAGCCAACGTAGTTTGAACACCACAGGATATGGGACAAGTGTTCAGGTAGGTCTGGAATCAGAAATTGATGGATCGCCCTTATCACTACAAGAAATTAACGTAATGGCTTTGATAGGTAAGCTACTTTAACTAGGAGACAACTATGGTTGTTAATCAACGCACAGGTAATGCCGCCTTATCAGGCTCTAGCAATGCTGGGGTTATTGGCATGGACGAGATAATGGGCATGGCTGGAGCTTCGGATCCTAGTGCCCTTGGTCAAATAGGGGCTGGATTAGGCGATATCTTTAGCGGTCTAATGGGGGCTGGACAATCCATCTTGTCTTCTCCTGATGCGCTTACGGGTATTGCTGGTGGCTTGCTTACCAAAGAAGCGTATGACCGACTTAGTGGTATTGGTGAGCAGGCTAAACGTGAAGCAATGGGGATTGCAGAGCGTGGACAAATGGAGTCTGAGTTTAGGCCGTTTACGGTGACTACTCCTACCGGCGCTATGTTTACTGCGCGTATGGGTGGTCAGCCTATGGTTAGGCCAATGCCTGTACAAGGTGGTAGGGACTTTTTGCCTACACCACCCATAGTAACGCCGATAGATCCACCTTCTATGGTGCTTCCTGAGCAACCCACACTAGGCAGGCCTGGCATGGTTACACCTCAGCCAATACGAGGCGGAAGAGACTTTTTGCCAACTCCTCCAATGGTACAGCCAATAGTTGCTCCTGGTGTAGACCCAAGACGAGATTCACAGCCTATAGCTGATGCTGTACAGCCACCTATGGCACCGACTGGTGAAGGTCTCGAAATAGGTATGACGCTTTCTCCTGAAGAACAAGCACTGCAACGACAGTTGTTAGGTGGTGCTGGTGGATTCTTCGGTCAAGCAATGCAACCTACCGTAGATCGTGAGCAGACTGTATTTGAGCGTATACGGGCCGCACAGCGCCCTGAAGAAGAACGGCAACGTTTAGCGCTCGAAGAGCGTTTAGCGGCTCAGGGGCGATTAGGAACATCCTCAGCGGCCTTTGGTGGTGCTACGCCAGAACTTCTAGCGCAACAAACAGCCATCGGTGAAGCGCGTAATCGGGCAATGTTGAGCGCAATGCAACAGGCGCAAGCAGAGCAAGCACAGCAAGCGGCACTAGGCGGTCAGTTCTTGGGCGCTGGTTACTTACCACAGCAACAATTAATTGCGGCATTACAGCCTGGTTTGATTCAACAGGAGCTTGCACAGCAAGCACAGCAGTTTGGTACAGGACTCTTTGGTGAAACTGCACTGTCTGGTATCGAAGCGCAGTTACTTGCAGAACAGGCACGAGCTAACTTACTGGGCGGGATTGGTAGTAACCTAATTACTGGTCTTATCAACCAGCAGCGTGCCGCCGCCGCACAACCAGGTGGTGGAACATCAGGGTTAGGTGGTTTATTTGGTGATATCGTTGGTGGTCTTGGCAATGTAGGATCAGGCATTGGACGACTCTTAGGAATTGGAGATTAATTATGGCTAAGTATTCAACACAGTTTTTAAGAGCAATGACTCAGCCCTCATATCAAGAGGGTCTGTTTACTGCCGCTAGAGAATTAGGTGGTTTGCGTGGGCGATTAGATGAAGAGCGTCGTCAGGCAGAGCTTGAAAGGCAAGAAAAAGAAAAGCTTGCTAAACAACGTCAGTATCAAGCCAATCTACTTTCTTTGGGGGCCTCAGGCACATTTGATCCTGAAATGTTAAAGGGCGCATTAGGTGGTGCGGCAGAGCTAGAAATAAGTCCAGTAGCGGCGGCTCAAGCAATATCTGCGGGCCGACAAATGGCGCCCAAAAGAACTTTAACAAGATCTGAGTATTTTTCTAAAAACCCCAATGAGTTAGCAAACCTTTATAAGAATTTTAAGGGTGAGTCAGTTGATAGATTTCTTGCGGGAACAGGGCCTCTTCAGGTTTTAGATGATAAAGAGGATGCCAAAAAACTTTCTTCTCACGGACAGAGATTGATTGAGCAAGGAATGATTGAGGATTCAGATGAATTTAGACAAGCAATGAAAGACTACAACGAATCTCTTGTAAGCGGCAAAGCAAAAGGAATGACTTATAAAGGCCCGCTTGAGCAAACTCAGTTCTTAACAGACGAGTTTCGCAAGCATCCTTTTTATCAATCAATCGTTGATCAACTATCTAAAGTAAACTTAGCAGAGAGTCTTGCTCCTGGGGTTGAAGAGGGAAATTCCGAGCAGATTAGGTTGATGGAAAGAACGATATCGGAGCTTTATAACTCAGACAGCCGAGCGGCTTCTGAAATTGACAGGCTACTTCAGGGAAGGGGCATAAAAAGAGACTTTGCTGATTGGGTGTCAACTGCCGTAGCGGGTGATGTTAGTCCAGAAACAAAACAAGCCTTGCAAGAGATATTGAAAACTTCAAAGATTAGACTTCGGGCTATGCAGTCAGCCGCAGTTAAGTCGATATCGGATTCATATGGAGATTTTGTTAGCGAAAAAGTAATAAAGTCTTGGGTTGAAAAAAACAAGGACGCTCAAATTTTAGAAACTTTGACGGGTGATGAAGTTATAAGCATCTATCTTAAATAAGTAGGGCTAGTCACAAGGATTTAAGCAATGTCAATTAACAAACAGTATAGTTATGAAGAAGCGGTAACAGCTATGACAAACGCTCATAATGCTGGTGACTTTGATAGCGCAAAAAAAATAGCAAATTACATCAAACAAAACGGCCTTCAACCCGCTGAGGAGCCTGTTGATATCGTAAAAGTAGATGGGTCAGAAAAAGAATCCTCTAGCTACGCAATAGACAAAATTAAATCCGGTGCGGCTGATTTTGTTTTTTCTGCTTTGAGTCAAAATGACCAAGTTTTGAGTTTGGCGCTAGGCTTAGACGATAAAGACTATTTTGGGGAAGACGGAACATACGACAGAGAAAGGTACGAAAGAGACAAGCAAGCCGCCATTCAGAATGCTAAAGAAGAGTTTTTTGGGTATGACGGAATTAAGCCAGCATCAGAGGTCGAAAGGTATCTTGGAACAGCTTTAGAGTCGGTTGTTGCTGAAGGGCCTTTGGCTTTTGTTGGAGGGAGAGGTCTTTTTGGTAGCGCAAAAGAGCTTCTGCACTCCTATGCCGCCTCCTTATTGGGTCAGGTTGGCGCGGAAGCTGGTGCAATGACAGCACGAGCTTTGGGCGGGGGAGAAACCGCCCAGACATTGGCAGCTGGGGTTGGCGGCCTTGCTGGATCGACTATAACAATACCTGGAAGAGCCGCGCTAGGCGCGGGAGCAGAGGTCGTTTCTAGAGCCGCATCAGAAAGAAAGCGAATAAATCAAAGTGTAGACTCTGCAACTGATTATGTTGCAGGCTCAGAGGTAAAGCAGTTAATTGACAAGGCAACTCAAATTCAACCAGAGATAGATGACGTATTGAAAGCAACGGTTGATCTTCAAGATGAAATTCCAGGATTAATAGTGCCTCCCGTCGCGGCACTAGCTGAAAATCCTATTTACAGAAAAAACACAGAATACTTGTTAAGAACAAATCCTGAGTTTTACGCTTCAGCTAAAAAATCTTTGTCAGATGCAAGGAGTGTAATTGACGCAAGAAAAGAGGCCCTATTTGGCCAGTCTGGCCCTGCCGCGGATGCTCAGTTAAAAGCAAGGCTTCCGCAAAATTATGAGAAAGATATCAGGTCAGCAAAAAAACGAATTAACGCCATTGATGATGAGATATCGAAAGTCACTCAATCTATACGCCTGTCCCCTAACTATCGTGACGTAGGAGAGAAGGCTAAATTCTTAATGAAAGCCAAAGAGGCAAGCATAAAAAAGAAGCTTAGCCCTAAATACAAAAAGCTTTTCTCAGACGCTGAAAGCGCAGGCATCGAGTTTCCTGCAAGATCTGTCGGGGCAGTGCATCAGATGTACAAATCACTGCGATCTGAAGATGTATTTGCTTCTTTTCCGTCTTTGACAAACAAGCTAAACAACCTTTGGTCTCCAAAGGAGATAGATCCAAGTCCAATCATTATTCCAGGAATGCCGCAACCAAAAAGCAGAATGGAGTATCAAAGCGTTCCTTTGTCGGAAATGGACTCGCTAAAAAGGGCGCTAAATAAGGCTCTCAGGTCTACTAAAGATGAAAGCACCGCAAGGATACTTACAAATCTAAAGAAAAGTCTCGATGGTGAAATAGCAAAGATGCCTGATGAGTTTTCTCAAGGATACAAAGATTTAGATCTTCAGTTTTATAGAGAGCTTGGTATACCTAAAAGTAAGGCAGAGATATCACAATTAGACTCTGCAAGGTTTTTAAGCTCTACTGGTAAATATCTTTCTAAGCCAGAGCAAGCATCGGAGTTTCTTGCATTTGTGGGGGATGCTGGAATTCCCGTGGTAAGAGATGCCATATTTATGAATATGCATGGTGGTGGACTAGTTGGAGGCGGCGTTTTTAGCGATGGGCTTGTTGACCCAAGGAAGCTTTCTTCATTTATAAACCAAAACATTCCTTTGATTAATTCTGTTCCAGGCTTACGTGATGAGCTTACTAATGCCTCAAGACTTATTGATGGGCTTGTCTCTACAAAGGCTAGACTTGATGCGGAATACAACATTAAAGCAAAAGAGCTTGGAGAGGGATTTTATAGCGCATATCACAAGAAAGGCTTAGAGACTGTGGCCTCAGAAATACTTTCTTCTAGGTTAGATAGTCAAAAGTACCTAAAGGACATTAAAAACTTTGAGCCTGATACGGCAAAAATGGCAAAGCAAGCGGTTCGCGCCACTTTGCTTGAGAAGGCCATGAATTCAAGCTCATCAACAATTGATTTTGTTAACAAAAATTCTAAGGCTTTTTCCGACTGGTTTGGCCCCACTTACGCAAAAGATGTTCAGTCTATAGCCGAAGCATCAGACATTATTGCAAAAATTGACGTAGATAAGATGAGGTTTGCTATAGATTATGCGGGACAAGACATTCTTATGGAAAAGATAGGAATTGGAGGCCCACAGCTTCAATCAATATTGAGAGATCGAATAACAAACGGTCTTACAAAGCTCGCGATTATTGGCTCAAAGATAAGCACATCATCTGTTGCCGCAAAGCGAGACTCCAAGGTCATGGAGTTACTATTAAATCCAGAGGCTTTAGGCGTAATACGTAGAAGCGTTGAGTCTAAAAAATCAAAAATTTTAGATGAAAAAACACTGTCCAAAATTGGAATGGCTATAAACAATTCTGTTTACAGAGGTCTTTACTTTGGAACTACTGGGGTGGAAGAGGCGCTCAAAGAAGAGGTCGGCTTGGAACTTCAGCCTGGAGTATCTTCGGCAACATTACTAACGCCAGTAGCGCCGATGCTTACTCAAGAAGTCAATCCCAGCTAACAAACTCCAACCACCCTGCTACCCCTGAGGCTCGTTCGTTCTCCATACGTGCGGCCTCAGTTTTATAGTGTTTAGCGATTAGCTTCTGCTCCTTGTTCATCCTCTTGCCAAGCTTGATGTCTTCCGCTTTTTCCCTAATTAACTCCAAGGCACCTTCGCCATAGGTGTCAATATAGTGACGGACAAAGTAATCGGGGTTGCTACCGTACTTCTGGTGACAGCCGTAGCAGTGAGCGAAGGCATTCAGCGCATCGTACCGTATACCCTTCTTTGACCGGCTGAAGTAGTGAGAGCAGTGCAGTCCCGTGCTGTTTGACTCGTACTGTGCGCCACATCCCTGGCACTTGAAGTCATTACGTAGCCTGACGCATCTACTGAACCAATGATCTGCCGCTGTTCTTTTTAACTTCACTTTAATTCATCCTTTAGTTGTTGAGGGAATGGCACATAGATCTGTTTGTTCTCTGAGAGCCACCTGATTAGCACCTCAGCGGTCTCTGAGAGTTCAGCAGGGGTAAGCTTGGTGGTAGTCTCTTTGTTAAACATGGCCTTTGCAGTGGGCTTGTAGAGCATCTCCTTTACCAGCACCTCAGTAAACGGTATCTCAAAGTTATCACTGAAGGGGTGCCGTACCCAGTATCCAGCATCGTTTAGCTCAATGGCTATCTGCCTGAACCACAGGTGCATGGCGTTGTTCTGCCGGTCACTGCGCGTAGTGTCCTTGATTGAGTACATGACGTGCTTGCCATCCTCATACTGCTTCTTAACGAAGCTAATAAAGAACTTCAGCTTGTTTTTGTTATCGACTATCCAGCGATGTGCAGGGTCTGTCATATCATCTCCATTCAGTTTGCCCAGTTTGCCCAGTTTGCCCAGAAATCCCCCAATGCCCTTGTTTTAGGGGGCGGGTTAGATGCCCAAACATAGGGGTGGGGGGTTAAACTTGGGCTTTAGGGGCAGACGGGGCATTCTGGGCATTCTACATTGGGTTCCATCGGTAATACTTCTTACCATGTGCGCCTTTGCGCTCCAGCGTTAGGTTGTTTCCCTTCAGCAGGTCGATGCAGTTACGAAGCATCTTCTTTGTACAGCCGTTAGGATTTACCTCATGGTCACTCAGCAGATCAAACAACTCTGACTGCGCCCATAGCTTGCCTTCTTTCATAACACTACTGAGCAGGATGTACTCATCTTCGTACTTAGATAGAGCCTTGCCGATATTGATCTGGCCTCTCTGCTTTTCCTTTAACTCGCTGATGTCATCGGTACTCATAAACTCAACAGAGTCTACGGACTCTTCGTAGTGAACAACTGCGCTAGTTTGCTTGTACTTGAACCCACCCTCGAAGCTGATCTGGCTACGATCCTTTTCATTGATTACTAAAAGCTCTTGATAGGCGGCGAACTTATCGTTCACTGGGTCAAGGCCAAACATATTGTCTACGTCTGACTTCAGATCCCCTACACCTTCGTAGATCAAGCGACCGTCCATGCTTCGGTGCTTGTTGCAGTGGCCTAACAGGATGACCGTGCCACCTGCTGCCGCAAACTCACGGAAGACGTGTAGCACGTCCCGCATATCGCCCTTGTTTAACACTGGCGCAAACTTCTTGAGGGTGTCACAGATGACGATCTTGCCATCAGCATGACCCTCTTCGCGTATCGCGCTGAGCAGGCGTAGCGCATCTTCGGTGTTTCTCAGCATAGGATCTGGCGAGTTAGCCAGGGTGATCATGGTCATCCCGTGCTTCCTGCCCATCTTCGCCTTCTGGAGTACACCCTTAGCACCGTCATCTTCGTTAAAGTAGATCACGTCGGAGCCTTTTATCAGGTTATTCCGAATACTCTGAAAGAGGTTTCCCAGTATCCATACCGTCTTTCCTGCGCCGCTGGGTGCGTACACAAGGGTGACTGTGCCGGTTGTAATCATACCTGGTATCACGTCTCGCTCTTTGGCAAGGCGCTCTTCCATCTCTTCGATGCGGTCATTGACTGCCGCGAACATAAGTTTTGATAGTGCTGAAGACGTTCCGTTTTGGTGCGT